ATTTGGCTACTAGGAACGGAAAGTGCAGCATTGCTTGTTGGTGCGCCATTAGCCAGCATACCAGGAGTTACCTCAATCAGTGCTGTATTTGCTAGTGAAGTGTTGGCGATAATTGGCGACACGTTTGAGTTGCGAACGTCGATTTCAGCAGCCTTGATGAGTGTAGTTTTCTTAACTGGACCAAACACATACGCCTTCATTGTAAAGTTCAATGTCCAAATGATTGAACGTCTTGTTTCAAAATTACCCTCATATGAATCTTCAGTGTTGACACTGTTCAAAATGATAGGTAGATCATATGTTCCACCCATTGATGGAAGCAACTCTACAGTTGGTGTCCACTCTGGTGTGAAGTATGGAAGAATTTGCTCAACAATTTTTGTTCCATCTTCAGCATTTTTAACCATAATGTACAAAGTGAAACCGATGTTATATGGCACTGGCTGATACATGTAACTGACTTCATCAGCATCAGTTTCGCTTTGCTTGTATCGTTTGTTCAGTGTGTTTAATTTTCGGCTTGAGTCATATTCGAAACTTGTCATTTCAAAAGACATGCGCGGGAGAACGATACCGATTTTGCGGTTGAGTTCTGGGTCAGCACCTAAACGAGCAAGAAACTTTTCTTTTGGTCCATATGATAATGGAATTTTCAATGTCTGAATAGTCTCACCAGTGCTATTTTGGCGAGTGACATATAGGTTATTAAACAGTGTACCAAACAGTACAACGTACTTTCTTAATACATTATGTGACCAAGTTTTACCAAACATTAGATGTCACCCTCTGAGAACGGATCAATCTCACTAAAGTTGATGATTGAATCAGCCTCAGCCTCAATTTCATCATTATCAGCAAGTGAGTCAGTTGCTTGTGTATCAAAGTTGTATTGATCTTGAACGATGTCATATCCATCATCAGATGAAATTATGTAACCATCTTCAGCCAATATTGCATACACGCTCATATTTACTGAATAGTCGCGCTCAATTTTATCAATGGCTGCGATACCTGTTGATAGTTTCTCGCCGCTGTATTCAAACATTTCAGCAACGACATCATACATTTGAATTGAGCCCATCTGATAAAAGACGGCATTTTTGTTTACGTATTTAATAACAAACAAACGATCAGCCATTGGGAGGTAAATCAGGTCGCCTTCCCTTGGGCGTTCGATACTTTCGTAATTTCCGATTTCATCGGTAAAATTACGGACTGAAACTGTGAAGGTTACTTGATCTCGAATTTCAAGATTGAACTTGGATAGAAATGCTCCATCACCTTCATAACTATCATAACTGCGAATGTACATGTCAATTTCATACGCCATTGTATATTCGCTAACTGAGTCCTCGCCGTAAATCTCATCTTTGTTTTTGATTCGACGTGGGACATAGTACATGTCATGTCCATAAATCTTAATGGACTCCATGACCAAATTTTCAATCAACAGCTGTTCTTGGCTGTTGTTAAAATTATTGAAATAAAAATTGGTAGCCATTACCCAATCATATCCGTGACAGGCAGACTGTATGAGTTGATCATCTCATTTTCCATCTTTTCGATTTCAGCCTGAGCATCGGTCAAAATTCTTTCACCATTGAACTGAACACCACCTGGCAAATTCATTCCAGTGAACTTGGTGAGGTTAGTACCCCACTGGTACTTGACCTTGGCTGTTGTATAGTTTTGCAACCAACGATCCCCCCAAGCATCTGACCAAGTGGCTGGGTCGACGATTTCATATGCCTCAACGATTAAGAACTGACCAGGAGTAAACACTGACCAGTTGGCATCAATATGCAAACGATCACGGTGACGTGTGTAACGAATTGGCTGACGACCGACCAACAACTCTTGCAGCAATGCGATATGTTCCATGACTTGATAGTATGGAACGAGGGAGACGTTTGTCAGTGTGTACAGGTCATTCAGAGCGATCTGATAACGAATATTGAACAGGTCATCAGATGTGATTGCTGGGTCTGAGATTTGGAAAACACTCACAACACCAATAATGTTTTCTGGTAGTGTGATATAACGATTTGTGATATCATCAGATGTAATCTGATATTTGTAGTAGGTTTTTTCAGAACCGTCGAAATGGTAGTCCCAGTAGTAACGGATCGATTCATCAATACGATCCTCTACTTGGTCGTCATCAACGTTGATTTCAATGACTGGTTTACCGAGTTTGCGGAGGCAATACTCTTTGAATTCTGCTCTTGAGGTAGGAACTGCCATTTATTACATCCTATGTTGGTTTCTTTTATTTATTAAACCCAACTCGGAAATTAAAACACCCCTGTGGCGGCAACCACAGGGGTGTGTATCAGTTAATTTTACTGAACTGCGCCAGCTGGTGCGCCCTGTTGCTGGGCTGCGACCTGTGGCTGTGCCTGACCGATGACTTTACGGAGCAAGCCATCTACCACGCGATGTGGGAGTTCTTGAAGTGCTCCCATAATTACATTCAACTCTTGAACAGTCAATTCAACCTTCACTGTTGGTGCTTCTTGCTGTACCAACTTATCTAATTGCTCATTTGCCATTTTATATCTCCTTACAATTGTAAATACCAGCCCAATTTGGCACTGGCGGTTCTATTTAGGTGCCGATTATGGTGGGGTGCCAGACGTTGCAGATGCAGACATAATTATTGTTTTAGAAACCAATGTTGTTCCTGATGGATTTTTAATTATCAACGTGCCTATTACTTCATAATAATCATCACTATTCGTATATGGCGCTTGTGCTTTACATTTCCACTCTCTTGTTGTGCTTAAAAGTAGGTCTGTATCTGAAGCACTGCTACTGTCATTTGGGGTACCACTGCTAACTGTAAATCTACCATAATAATCGCCAGTGCTACCACCGCCAGTTTTCCATGTAAATGATGTAAAGTTAGTTGTGGCAGTATTAGTGTCGCCATAAAAATATCTGGCTGTACCATCACTATACAAAGTTACACCAACTATCGCAAAAGGAGATCCACTACTAGCATATATGCCTCTATACAAGTCAATGTTGTATGTACCAGCATTATAATTGTTTAGTGCAGCAGAGTAACTAACATTAGATTTACCATAAAAATCAGACATGCTGATTGTACTGCCAGGAGTAGTGACCCCAGCAAGAGAACGTAAAGCAGTTTCGTTAAGATTACTGGTTGCAGTAGCAGAACGACCAAGTTCAAGATTGATAGATCTGTTTGCGGTTGACCCACCAATACTAATTTCACCATTAGAGACAAGTGTCATTTAAATTTTCTCTTTACTCTCCAGCAGGTGGTGCTGTGTTTGCTACAGGCTCCTCGGCTGGATCTCTAAACTCTACAATGCCGATGCTAGCCTTGTACTCAACTGCACGTAAATGATCGGCGAGGAACTGATCAAACATTGCCTCATTGACCTCTCCATCTGTATATGGGACATTGATACTACGGGAGAAAACTTTTCCCTCGCCATTAGTAAATGTCACTGATACAGCCTTTGCCCCTGCTGGGATTTCTGGTTTTACAAATGTGATTGCCATTATCCTTTACCTCAAACTGGTGGTGCTGTATTTGCTGCTGGTGCCCATGGAAGGTCATTGACTTCCACAACTGGGTTTTTCTTCAGGTCAATCTGCTTGTTGATTTGCTCATTGACGTGATCCCAATAACCACCAACAACGATTGCCTTGATCCATTCAAGAACCATTTCCTCGGTGAGATCTTCATAGGCTACGAAAGCATCTGGGTTTACTTTTGCGAGATCAAATGGGGTTGCGCCATGGAATGAACCTTCATTTCCATCGGCATCGGCTCCCTTGAGTTCCCATTGTGTACCTACGATAACATCTGATAGACTGTTACCACTGGTTTTCTTCAGTGACTTGACTTTCCAAGTATATGTTAATGACATCTTCTAATACTCCTATTGGAATTGTGTTGTATTTATTTATCCAACTAACCTGAGATTTACAGGAGTCGGTAGATTTAAATCTTCAAAAAACTTCTCAGTGTATATATCAAATGCGATACTAACTCTCAAATCACCTTGGTGTGGCGGTGTCTCATGTTCTACTATGCAACAAAACAAATGCATATCGCCAGGAACATTTTTAATCGCAATTGGTCCTCGCAAATGGTATATAGTCTCAGACTCTGTATCGCCATAGATAAACACATTACCACAAATTGTTTTGAATACGTTTTGTTTAAACGCATCATTCTCGATAACAGGCGATGCATGGTGAATATGTTTTTTGATTTGCTCGCCATTTCGAAAAATGTTAGCCCACATTTTCACATAAAATTTCTCGCCACCGATAATGTTTTTCGCATTGTTGACAATTTTTTCTTTAAGGATCGACAAATCATCATTTAAATAATCAAGTAGATTATAATACTGATGACGAGTTGTAATGCTATTTTCTGGCGCCTCCCTATAATTAGAAACACCAAGACTCAATAGTGTGGGCTCAAGTTCTACAATTTTATTTTTTAACACCTCACATGTTTGCAAAGGTATTGAGTCTTTCCCAAGCATGTGAGACTTAAATGTTATAATTTTATCTTCATATTTTAACATATGTCACCTCATTTATTTAATAAGAGTGTTTTCAACTCTTCAATTTGTTTCTGTTGTTCTTTGATTGCTTCTAATAATATAACCGTTAGGTGTTCATAACGAACTGCTTTTGTCGATTTTGGATCTTTATCATCCAATGATGTAAATTCGTACACAACCTCTGGTAATACTTTTTCAACTTCCTGAGCAACAACACCGATAAGTTTTTCTTCTTTTCCGATATAATTATAACGATATCCGTTAATGTTATTAACAATATCTATTGCATTTCTAATTCGGTTTAAATTTTCTTTCAACCGAACATCTGATGGCGATCCATATGCAGTCACATTACCAAGAGCAACAAAGTTACCACTGCCGTCTATAGATGCTCTATTAGAACCAGACTGATTTCTAAAATAGTATGCACTAAAATCTCCATACCACCCACCAGGACTGCCTGTGTTGTGCATGTACGTGTTGCCGTATTCGTCATCAGGTTTATATCCAGCATTACCATCAACGTTTATAATTCCAGCAGAAGTAGTATTATTAAATCGAATCGAATTAGTATACATGTGAAGAGTGCCAGACAAATGCAATGCACCGTCTTGCCACATGCTACCATCGTTTGTTCTTGTGGTTGTTGCGTAAGTTTCTACTGTAGATGTTGCAGTATATGTAGCATAGTCTGTCGTAATACTGGTGCCGCCAGTATTACCAACTGAAATACTAAAACTACCTACTACATTTAATAAATTATATTGAGTAGCGCCACGAAGCCAGACAACAAGTCGACTTGTTTGGAATTCTTGATACCATTTAGCAATAGCGTTATAAGTTCCCTTGTAGTGATCCATTGCAATATAGTCACTACCAAATCCCCAACCACTTGATGTGAGTGAGAATTTAGCATGCATATTGCTAAACCCAATACCAGAATATCCTGGATCGTCATATCCGCCACGTTCAATAATAAATGAAGAGTACTGTCGAGCGGTTGATCCACCCCAAATATTAAATATCACTGGGTAATATGTAGAAGCGTTACCACCGACATAAAATGATGTTCTTGAAGTTGCCATCAAATATGTGGCATACAAACCATTCATGGTCATTTCATTTATATTTGAAGTTGATGCTGGGTTTGTATAATAACCAGTATCATTTCTGTCATAATATGTTGGAAATCTTGAAGCACTTTCAGAAATGATATGCACGCCTTCGCTTTGCCACCAGTTCAAATAGAGTGGCTGACCATCTCTAGAATCCATCATTAGCGAACCGCTACCATTGGTTCTGATTCTAGCGTAGTCTGCAGCACCTTCGTCTTGAGTTCCTATTGAAATAGTTCTTGAACTATTTCCTACGGTTATTGTGTTAAGACGAGAAGTACTTGCAGGATCAACATAGAAACTTGTATTGGCTGAGTCGTAAAATATTGGTGCGCGGAATGAGTTAGTTGCTTCTGCGTGCGCACTGGAATTTGGAATAAACATAGCAGGAGCACTGTACCCTGCGCCAAAATAAAAATTAGCCTTTGTAAGTCCATAAGCGCCGAGTCCGACTACGCCAGCATAAGTGTAACCGCCACTATTTTGACCAGAACCCCCAGAGCTAAAAACAACTGTTGCTTCTGTAGAAGTATTTGGAGAATTGATTTGCAACTGACCATAGCCACCACTATCAGAATTCAATAAAAATTTATTAGCAGTTACAGTTAATCCAGAAAATGAAGGACTTGAAGTCGTTTTGACTGCTTGGTTTAGGTAGTCAGCGAACTGATAACCATCCCAAAGATCAGCATCAAGACCAGAGCCACTGCCGTCATTACCAGCGTGCCATAAAGTGTTTCCATTAATTTGAACTGATGATGTTGAAGTGAAATTTACTGTTGAATCTGGACTAAAACTAGAAATGTTTGTTGGAGATGGAGATAAATTGATATAAGTTTGACCGATACCAGGAGAAGAACTACCTGTAATATCTCTGTTTGTTGTAACTCTCACATCAACATGAGAATAATAGTTTATATCAACATAAACAGGAAGATAATAATTATCCCCGCCTTGTGACACTGGAGTTCCGATAGTACATTGAAAATTGTTATCACCATTACCGACATATTCAACAAGATTTATACCATAATTGTTTGAATAACCCCAGTAAATTACATATTTTTTCTTTAAACCTCTACTATAATACCCTTCCCACAATTCAACTTCAAATGCGCCTATACCACCATTCCAGTCATTGTAGTCGATTGCAAGTCTAGCAATTTCGAACCTTCTTGCTTGAGTTCCACTTGCTGTAAGATCATTCCAAAAAAATTGTTTGATAGTGCTGTTTGGTCCACTGAAAGATGATGAACTATACCCATCCAACAAATCAGCATCAAGACCAGAGCCAGAACCGTCATTACCTGAAGTCCAAACAGCAGACCCACCGACATTTAATGCACTCAAATTTGACGTTGATGCAGGATCAACATAGAAACTTGTGTTGGCTGAGTCGTAGAATATTGGGGCGCGGAAATCGCTGCTAGCGAAACCTGTGCCACCAACATGCAAACTGTAAGATGCAAAATTATCGCCGCCAGTAGTTGTTCTTAAATTTCCACTACTATCAATAGTCACAATACCAGTGTCGCCGCTATTTCTAAACACAAAATTATTGCCTGTTCGCAAATACATTGTGCCAGCTGAAGCAAAGAAAAATCTCGCTTGACCAGAAGTATCAGTATTCCAAGCGTCTGCTGTGCGTCTGAAGAATGCAGAAGCATGAACACCATCAACAGTATCAGCATCAAGACCAGTGCCAGCACCGTCGTTATTTGAATGCCATAATTTATACCAAGAACCCCATGTAGTGCTGGTTCCACTACGATGCCAAATATTGTCGTTATCAGTAAATCCAAGTTGATGCGATTTGCCTCCAGTCCAATCAGTGCTGCTGCCATATTGGCGGAAAGTCATCTCACCGAAATACGAACCACCATCAGAAAGACCTTCGGTTGAATTGGCTTTAAAATCAAACTCAACACCTTGATTGATTGTTTGAGGTGTTGTTGCTGTGTTGCGAGTATCATCAACCACAACACCTACAGCATATGATCCAGCACCTAAAAATGCAGAAGAATTGTTACCATCCAACAAGTCAGCATCAAGACCAGAACCAGATCCGTCAACAGTTTTGATTTTTGTTAATACATCAGATGCGGTATAATTGGTTGTGAAGTGACTAACAGCATTACTATAAGCAGTTGCGGCTGAACTGGATGCAGCACTCACAGCATTTGAGTAAGCAGTAGCAGCAATACTTGAAGCATATGAGGTAGCATTTGAATACGCAGTAGCAGCAGTGCTATCGCTATAACCACGAAGTGTTCCAGCAGTATTACCGCCAACCGTTGCAGCATCTACGCTGGTTACACTGGCACCATTACCACTGAATGATGCGGCTGTGACGACGTTAGCCTGAAAGTTCGCAATTCTAAATGATGCATTTGCGGTGTCAATATACGGACTTGCATCAGGTTCTGGAAGGTACTGATCAAAGACTTTCCAAACACCATCACTGGCATCTCTAAAGAAACCAGCATGACGGTATGTTCCATCATTGTAATTACCAGCAATGCCGAGGTCTGGATTTGTAATACTGCTATTGCTATTCAAATAGATCATATTGTCTTGGATAGACAAATTGTTCGCATTAACAGTTACAGTTGTACCAGTGACAGTTAAGTTTCCAGTGATTGTCATATTACCAAACGAAACAGTGTCGTTCGTTCGGACATTTTGATCCATTCTAAATGGTAGTCTAGCCTCTGCTAATGTACCACTAGAAATATTTGTAGCATTGGCTGCGAATGTTGTAGCATTTGAGTAAGCAGTTGCGGCTGAACTTGATGCAGCACTTACGGCATTACTATACGCTGTGGCTGCTGCTGATGAGGCGAACGTTGTTGCGTTACTATAGGCAGTTCCCGCGATTGTCCCAGCATATGATACTGCGTTTGAATATGCATTAGCAGCCTTGTTATCAGCATAGGTCGCAGCATTGGAATATGCTGTTGTTGCATTATCATATGCCGTTTTGACTGAGTTGGCTGATGCAGCAACATAGATGCTAACATTTGACACACTATCAACAACTTTGATCACACCATCAACACTATCATTAGCAGTTGTGATTGTGGCTGGGAATGTTGACCCAGCACCAGTTGTAATGATGAATGTTGAGTTGGCTGGTGTGTAGGTGTACCCAGTTACACCAGCAACAGCATTGGTTGTCGCTGATGTGATTCTTCCTTTGTCATCAATTGTAATGACAGGGATAGATGATGAGTTGCCATAGGTGTTGGCAGTTACACCA